TAATGAATAATCACCTGTTGCTCCAGATGAATCAATATCAGTTGTAATGGTAGTGGCAGTAATAGCAGTTACTTTCTTTCCGTCAGTAATAGCAGATTCATATGCAGCAACAAACCCATCGGTATCTCCACCGTCTAGGGTCTCTACATAATCTCCAACACTAAATGTGTGGCGACCACCATTCGAATATCCTTCAACGGTTATTACTGAACCGTTAGCATCAGTTGCACCAACAATCTTGGAATGCTTTGGTTTACCAGCAGCAATTAATAATGCTTCTCCAGCTGCAAGTGTGATAGCAGGACCCGCGTCAACTTGAATACTAGATGCTGCAGCGCAGTAACATCGGAGTACACCCGTTTTCACTTTGATATAACCAGAACCTGAAGCACTGATTGTTTGCGTATCTAATACATTTAATACTGACATCGATTTCCTACCTATACTAGATTATTTATCCTGTTGGGACTTTAGAAATTTAGCAAGTTCAGCTGTGCTCCCAACGAACATAGTATTATTTGTAACTGGACCCGTTACCTTTGCTGGACCCTCCTCAAGTTCTTGCATTTTCTTTTGGAGATCTATTAACTTATCCGTGGTGTCTGCCACGTTCTTGATTAAGTTACCAGCAACTTCATATGATCTAGGTGAATCGGTCTGTCCAGCAACTTCAAGAATACCATCGACAGCCTCTTGTCCTTTCTCTATAAGAGAATAGAGGTTACCTCTAGTGTATTCATAATCTTTTGCGACCTGTTCCTGCTTCTGTAAGATACTAGGATCTGGTCCGACATCAACGATATCAGTTTTTTCTTTAGGTACTATAGATGTTTCTACATCGAGAGCATCTTCTATACCTTTAAACTTATTCGTCAACTCCTGTGACTGGGTTTCTTGAGAGTCCATCCTGGAAATCACTGACTAATTCATTAAATCCGAAGTTATCATCTGGATCTGCGTCAACAGGATCAGGTGTAACAGTATACCTGACTTCTCTTGCAGCAGTTACCTTACTGTCAGTTGCAGTATCGACAATAGCCTTCTTAATAAGTCCTCCAGCAGATGTGACAGGACCGTATAAGTATGTCTTACAAGTGAAAGACATTGTATATATCAAGGTTCTTCTTGTTGTATAGTCACCCTCGTAATCATCTTCATAAGAACAAGAGTTTAATACAACTGGGAAGTCTTTAACATCACCAAGTTCAGGTACCAGTTTAATAGTTAAACTGAATACTGGTTGGAAATATGGTAAGATCTGCTCAATAATTTGCAGACCATCATCCTGATTCTTAGCAAGAATTGCTAATTCAAAATCTATATTATAAGGTACTGGCATAAATGCCTTCTTCACTGCAGCGGTACCTTGTGTTTCTGGCGGTGAATACCTTATAGTTTGTGTTGGTGAAACCTTTCTTGTACTATCATATGCGAAGTTTGTTATCTCAAATGATATTCTAGGTAAGGTAATCTGAGTAGCTTGCTTACCAGTAAGGTTTCCTGTTTGTTGAAGACGTGCTAAAAACTTTTGCTTTGGACCATATGCCAAAGGCACCTTCATATATTCATAGTCGGTACCACTCTTCTTCCTACGTATTTCAATATTATTGAATAGTGTACCGAAGGCGACAACAGTCTTCCTGAATATTTCGTTGTATGTGTATGTACCTAGCATAGTTAGTTAGCGTTACCGAATTCACCGAATGGATTACCCTCAGTAAAGTCGAGGATACCATCAGCTTGAGTTTCAAGTGTAAAGTTCTGATCAAAGTCAGAGCTAGTATTATTTAGGGTATTATATGAGGCTGTAGTCCAAGCAGCACCAGATGTCTGTCCAGTAATGGTTTCTGGTATTGAGAATATTCCAGTTCTATTAAACAATTGAAGTTGTCTATTAGTACTATCCCAAGCCTTAACTTCAGCAGTTACATTGGATGTACCACCAGCAACTATCTCACCAACAGTGAAGTCATTGGTACCACCCTCAGCAAAGTTGACTGTAATAGCAACAGAGAAGTCCTGCTCGATCTTATCTATAGCAGCAACACCAGTTGCAATGGTCTCATCACCGAACTCGAAGAGTTCACAACGTAATGTCCAAGTATGGATCTTACCTAACTGGAAGAATGGTTGCTCATAATCAACGTATTGTATTTGAAATAACTTATTTGCTAGAGGGAAGTAAACTAAATCTCCTTCATTTGGTCTACCCTCTACTATTAATGTAGCATTATCATCAACCGCAGCAGTGAATCTAGTACGTGATATAACAAAGTTAACTTGATCTGATATACGTACACCAAACTTACTGTACATATCTCCATCACCACCAAACCCATTTACACTCTCTACATATGCTTCTATTTCATATGCGGCATTAAACGCAGATAAACTATCCTCAGTAAATACCGTGTTCTGGTTTACTAAGGATCGTGGCATATAATATATGTTTTTACCGAACATTTTAATCTGTTCAATAACAAGTTCTCCAACGAGATCCTGTTCACCAGTAGTACCTTGTGTAAAATAAGTGTTAGTTGCCATTAGCCAATCATATCTAGTGGTGGAGTCTCATAAGTAAGTCTCAACTCTTCTTCTAACTTGGTAAGTTCCTCAATAGCATCAGAGTAAATCTTCTCGCCATTAAGGGTAACACCACCTGGTAGTTGAACATTCTGGAACTTGGTGAGGTTCATTCCCCATTGCTTCTTAATCATTGCAGTCGAATAATCTTTTAACCAAACTGCATTGTATATCTTAGTCCAATTAGTAGGATCTAATGCACGTACACAATCGATAATTACATAGTCACCTTCTATCACATCTGTGTCACCATCAAAATCCATATAAAGACGACCCTGAGTTGCCAGGTACCTGGTAGGTTTCATTCCTTCTAAGAGGAAGTTGATAGTTTCCAAATGAGTTTGGATCATAAAGTAATGATAGAACTGTGTAGATGTAAAATCATACAAGTCATTCAATCTTATCTGATACCTAATATCAAACATATTAGGTGTACCCTTATCTTGGAAAGTAAATATACCATTCACACTTCTAATATAATCAGGCATCACTAGGAAATTATTCTGGGTTTTAAACTCAGTAGTACCATCACTACCAAGCTCAGTAGTATCAGCTGTGAAATTAGTGACATCCGTTGCTGTGAACTGATGTTTTAGGTATACTCTTTCAGCACCTTCGTAATGAAATTCTTGGAATTTTTCAATAGAATAATCTAGAGCATCATCTATCTGGTCATCGGAAACATTAATCTCCAATACTGGTTTACCCAGTCTCCGAAGACAATACTCCTTAAGAGTTGCTTTTGAATTTGGTTGTGCCATTTACTTATCGTGTGAGAGCAGCGAGTGCAGCCTTAATATGTGCAACGGTTGTTACACTAGCGTCATTACCAATAGCATTTAATTCAGTGTAAATTGCGTCAATGTCAGTATCATTGGTTCCTGCCTGTGTACCTTGTGCAGCAGTTGCGTATGCAGTAGATGCAGTGACAGCAGCAGATCCTAGACCAAGAGTGGTTCTAGCAGCAGCAGCGTCTGCGTCATCTACGAGAGTTGCACCATATGCACTAACAGAAGACGCAGCGACAAATGTTCCAGATGACTGAGTAGCAGCAGTACCAAGTCCAAGTGTTGTCCTTGCGGTTGCAGCATCAGCATCATCGATCAAAGTACCACCAAATGTGCTTACAGCAGAGGCAGCAAGAGCATTATCAGCAGTGGTACCCTGTGCAGCAGTAGCGAAATCACCAGTTGCAGATGTAGCAGCAGATCCGAGTCCGAGTGTTGACCTCGCAGCAGCAGCGTCAGCATCATCAACAAGTGTTAGACCGAAAGCACTAACAGCAGATGAATCAAGTTTTCCAGTGATACCAGCAACTACACGAGCATCAGCACGTGCGTTGGTGTAGTAAAGATTAGATGTTCCTTCTGTTAGATCATCAGTGTCAGCAGCAGCGATTCTCGCATCTGCTCTAGCATCTGTATAGTAAAGATTGCTTGACCCTTCAGATAGGTCATCGGTATCAGCAGCAGCAATTCTTGCGTCTGCCCTAGCATCTGTATAGTAGAGGTTAGTTCCTTCAGATAGGTTAGTTGTTGACTTACTTGATAGGTCAAGGTTTGCACCAACTTGTAATGCAATACGAGCATCACCACGAGCAGTAGTCCAGTAAAGGTTACTACCCTCTGTAAGATCTCCAGTATCAGCAGCAGCAATACGTGCGTCTGCTCTAGCATCAGTAAAGAATAGGTTAGAAGAACCTTCAGTTATATTATCTGTGTCTATGTCTGCCTGTGTGACAGATAATTGTCCAGCACCGCTAAGTTCAATACCAGTACCATATGTAAAGTGACCTCTGGATCTAGTAGCAGTTGTGAATAGGTTAGTTGTACCCTCAGTAATAGTATCAGAATTAATATCTGCCTGGGTAACACTCAATGTATAAGTGTTTGCAACGTCATCATATACTTTCTCAACACCTGTACCAGCGATAATAACAGCATTCAATCTGTCATCTACACGCTCATTAGTGAAGTATAGGTTAGTTGATCCTTCACTTAAAGCATCAGTGTCGTGGTTAGCAATACTACCAACCTGTGACTGAGCGTATGTAATAGTACCAGTGATGTTCAAGTTACCCTGAACCTCAAAGTTTGTAAGTGAAACGAAGTTAGAAACTTCAAGTGTGTTAGAACTTGGGTTGTACCTTAGGTTATCCGAGTCAGTACGTACCTCAGTGTATCCTGTTGTAGCAGATACAAATGTTGGATAGTAAGTTAGGTTAGTAGAAGTGGTGTTTGTAATATCAACTAGGTCTGACTTATCTGCAGTACCAGTTAAATCACCAGTTACATTACCCGTGATCTGTCCCGTTACACCGAGTGTGCCACCGATAGTGGTGTTATTCGTTACGTCAAGAGTGCCAAGAGTTGAAGTACCAGTAATCTCTGCATTACCAGTTGTGGAATGGAATGTTACCTTATCAGTGCTACTACCATTCTGTAATATAAGAGTCTTAGATGCACCACGTAAAACTATATTATCCTTAAAGAGTGATGTACTGTTCTGTGTGATAGTTCCACTGAAGGTGGAGTTACCATCTACATTCAGAGTAGTATCAAAGTCAACTGCACCAGTTACGTTAAGGTCAGCAGTGATTGTTGTGTTCTCATCAACGTCAAGTGTACCGTCAATAACTGTGTTACCAGTTGCAGAAGCAACAGTAAACTTGGTACTGTTAATAGCAAAGTTACCACCAACAGTTAAGGTAGAATCAAGTACAGCAGTAGAAGATACATTTACTGATGATAATGATGTTGCTTGAGTTACTCCAAGAGTACCAGCAATTAATGTGTTACCTGTGTTACCAACAACAGTGAAGTTACCAGCACAGATATCAAAGTCAGTACCAATATATGCTTTCTTAGTTACTGCAAGACCACCAGCAGTGAAAACAGAAGCAACGTTACTATTTGCTGCTGTAGCATCTGCGGTATTATCAAATCTAGATTTACCTGTATGAGTC